ACAGCCATAAACAAATACTTTTCTGTGCCTACAGGTATATTTAAAAACTCATCAAGCAAGTTAATAAAGTTTTCTTTCTTTGTGTTGTACAAGACAACCGCCTCGTCTATCATCGAAAGACGATAGTACTCACCAACTGATGCCTTTAACTTCGTACTCAAAATTTTGTTTCTTTTTCTCTAGTGATGGTTGCTTTAATCCGACAGCTAAGGTTCTAAACGCGTCAGCTCCGTGAGAGTTAGCATCGTGGACCGGCTGCTTCCTGAATACGCCGCGCGATGAATCGAACTCTTTGTGGTATCCCTTTAGTGCTTCGATCCCTGCATAGCAATCGTTCTTGGAAAACCAGCACTTGTGTAACAACAAGCGCACAGCTTCGATGCCGTCGATAACCGGTATCTTCTTTACAGTTGTAAATTTTAATCCCATAGACCTAGCCATCTCTAGTCTACTCTTACCTGTTCCCAGCTCACGTACTTTTATATCGTGAGGTGCGTAGTGCTTTCCGTAAGCCACTTCCTTTCTAGCTGACCACGTATGCAACTCTCTTGCGTAGTGTGGTAAGCCCTCCCCACTATTCTCATAGTAGTTAACTATGCGAATCTCATTTCTATATATTTGAAAAAACCATATAGTCGTAGCGTCATCCATACCTAAGTCCCACGCAGTGTGTACTGGTAACGTTGGCTCAACTCCTAAACTATCTACTATCCTCTTCTCCCTATACGCCTTATTTATCTGAGCTCCGTAGTACGCTCCCTCGACTGGTACTTTAAACGAACACATGTACTCCGACTGAAACCGCGCTTCGTTGTTTAGCTCGCTTCGGGCAGTACGCAACTCTTCGGGTGTGATCGCCTTCGTGTCCTTGACCGACAGGTGACTACTATACCAGTTGCTGTCCGACTGGGCTTTTAATAATAATTTGTAGAAATGATTCTCTCCTCTGGGTGTTCCGTTGAATAACGCCCACCCACCATTCTCCGCTAAGATCGGATTGATCAACTGCCACGCACTAGGATCTGAAATACTATACTCGGAGAATACACAACCAATCGGATTCGCACCCACCATCTTGTCAGGGTCGTCCGATCCCATGAGCTGGATAACGCTTCCGTTCTTTAGATGCACACGCATCTCCTGCTCACTCTTCTTTTCGACAAGCTCCTTAGGAAAATAATCAATAAACTTCTTACCCTCGCCGGTCATGCCGTTCCACACAATACGACGTGCCTGATTCGCATATGGTAGAATATACCAGAATGTTCCTACACGTTGCATGGCTTTGATCGCCATGATATTGATACATGTTAAATCTTTACCCGCACGCCTGTGCCAGGCTACGCACGCTCGCAAGCCGCGATTTTTCTTCGTCATGTATTTTAGCAGGGGCAGCTGGTAGCTTCTAGGCTCCCATCCCTGCGCCGGTATCTGTATGTCCATTACTCTTCGGTCTCTTCGCCACCCACTTCTTCATCATCCCAGACGATCTCTACACCCTCTAGTCGATCAAGCCGTATCAGATCTTTTACCCCTTCGGCAAACATCATGGTAGCTATTTTTTTATTGTTGAATCTGTATTCGAGCTCCCCGTCCTCCTCGTTTATTACCGCTATAGCATAGTTAGAGAAATGCTCTCCTGCTATGCCTGCCAGTGTTTCGATCGGTCTTGGATCACTCATTCTTATCTTGCTCACTTAAAAACTCATCATATTCCTCGATATTGTCAACCTCTTCTACAGGTGTTGCTATGTCCGCTTTCGATAAAGAACTGTAATCTACAGTCAATATCTTCATCTCGCCCGTGATGTTTTGCTGTACATCTACACTCTTTAGCTTGGGTTGGGTGTAGCTAGCCAGCTCTTTCCATAACGCAATCTTCTCCTTTACCGGTACGTTCCCGTCGTCAGTATACTCCAGCAACTGCTCGATCGGATTGATCCCACGTTCCGCAAACATAGCTAATAGTGCCTTACGCTGCTCCGATGGAGTGGGCGCTTTTGACATCATTTCTAGAAACTGCTTCTTTGTGTCCAGCTGCTTCTCGACGACAGCAAGATCCTTCTGAGCTGCCTTCATGTCCACCTCAGCTTTCATCCGCTTCTTGTGACATCGGGTTCTCTTCGCGTTCTGTTGTTTTGTTACCTGCTTGGGTTTACCAGCAGCGTATGTTCTACCGTCAGGTTTTTTGTCCACAATCCACCTATGAACTACTAGAGACATTTTGTCAAGCCGTTCACACTGTTCACACTCATTCACACTTGTAACGGGGTAGGTGTGAACTACTTATATATATTAATAATAAGGACTTAGGGAATCGTTCACACTATTCACACTTTTTCTAGGGGTATTGCAATCTATTTTTACTATAGGGGTCAAAAAAGTGTGAATTGTGTGAACAAAGTCGTAAGTCGTTGATAATGCTATACACTTATAATTCACACTTAGGAAAAAAAAGTGTGGTCTAGGTGTGAACAGTGTGAATTTGTGCATAAATGTGCACTGAATATGCCCATACTAGTGAACCTTTGTATACCAAAACTCTAGAAAATTGAAAAATGGATGCGCAGGTAGGGACTCCACCTGCTACATTGACCCCGTTTCCCCCATGCCGGGGCCCTCAATCCAGGTCGCGAGTCCAACACACCCCCGCCCCCCGCTAATTTGTCCCACTATCCATGCACCTACGGATTCCACGACTCACAGCCACGATATGAGAGTGGTTCTAAGTATCTATGGATCAAGGACATAAGCTAGTCAACAACAGAAGCTCGACGCAACCTGCGTCTCGCAACACCCTATCGGGCATCCACATTACACAATGTGTTGATGCTCATAGGTTTGCGATAGTGTACAGACATAGCGCCTCGCCTCTCATTAACAGTGCCCGCTTGTCGACCCTCTTGGTGTCGGTATGCACGTCAGCCAGCCTGTCCCAAGTCACGTTCAATCCGGACATCTCCACGCTTTGTCGCTCGTCGTGCAGTCGACCTTTCGCTTCACGTTCCCGTCCACAACACGGATTGCTTAACGTTGTCTAATCGTCACACCGTCTAATTCTTCACGCTCCGATTGTTCGATAGTGCCTTAACGACAGAACCTGGCCGTCTTCCTTTTGTTTGTTGTAACACCATAAATCCACGCTCATCTACACAATGGATTGCTGTCTTCCCTATGTTTGTAATGGCGCTAAAGCACCAAACAAACATGGAAATGCCCGACCATTGTTTCGTTCGCCTCTTGTGAATTTATGGCTAATACAACACAAAATACAGAAGTCCAGAACCTGTCTGGCACTATCATCGCAATCGGAGCTAAATCAGACGATGGCGATTACCCAACTACAATCCGTCTCGAGGACGGTAACTACGAGAAGGTCTGGCACGGCGAACGCCTACAGCGCGGAGCCTCTGTCCAACTTGACCTTGTGACTTGGGCCAACGGCTGGACTGACAAGTACATCACCGCCTAACCAACAGGGGTCGAGCAATCGGCCCCTTATTAATGCTCGGCAGTTGCATAAAAACCAGGCTCGCTATGCTCGCAGGGGCTAATAACCAACCCCAATCCAACAACATATACCAACCTCAAACAAAACATACATGAGGTTTTGTCGGGATGCTCAAGGGGTTGAGGCATCCCTCCAAAAGCCTCATTAATTCAAATCAACACATACATATGAACAAAATCAAATCAACTATCAACAAAGCAGTCAACTACATGGATAATACATTCATTACTCTTCCAACACTACAAGACATAAACAACATTAGAGAGTTTATACCTGTATCTATTAGGCACTACAGAATCAATCAATTAAACAAAACAATAGACAGATTAGCTAACCGTAAAGATAAACTAGTATCTAAAAACATAGCTAAGTTTATGCAAGACTTCCCATCAAAAGACCTAGAAACAACATACTAAAACATTTCAACTTTATACGAGTCGCTCACTCAGGTGAGGCGACTCATATAAAGTCTCATTATTTATACACACATACATATGCATACACAAATACAACAAATCATCAATCGCATACATAA